GCGACCTGTTCAGCCTGATTGATCAGCCGTTCAACGACGCCACCGCGCTGCAGGCCAAGGCCGTGGCCGTGATCGCCCTCATGCGCTGGGAACCGCGGCTCAACCTCACCCGCATCGCGCTCACCCTGGGCGACGCCCCGGGCCAGGCCTTCGTCGACCTGGAGGGTTACAGCACCGTCACCAACGCCGCCGTCAGCCTGCGCGCCCCCCTGGTCTTTGGAGGCCTCGCATGATCGACCTTTCCCTCCTGCCGCTGCCCGACGTCGTCGAGTCCCTGGACTTCGAGACCCTGCTGGCCGCCCGCAAGGCCCGCCTGGTCAGCCTGTACCCGGCCGCCGAGCAGGCCACCATCGCCGCGCGCCTGGAGCTGGAGTCGCAGCCGCTGAACAAGCTGCTCCAGGAGAACACCTACCGCGAGCTCATCCTCCGCCAGCGCATCAACGACGGCGCCAAGGCGGTGATGCTGGCCTACGCCACCGGTGCGGACCTGGAGAACGTCGCCGCCTGGTACGGCGTCCAGCGCCTGCTGTTGACGCCGGCCGACACCAGCGTCACCCCGGCCATCCCTGCCGTCTACGAGACGGACGATCGCCTGCGGTACCGGACCCAACTCGCCCTGGAAGGCTTCACCACCGCGGGCCCACGCAACGCCTACCGCTATCACGCGCTGTCCGCCTCGGCAAAGGTCAAGGACGTAGCCATCCTGCGCCCCATCCAGGGCACCGTCCGCGTCGTGGTCCTGAGCACCGAGGGGAACGGCACGCCGAGCGCCGCGCTGTTGGCCACCGTGGCCGCGGAGCTCAACGACGAAGACGTCCGGCCGCTCTGCGACACCGTCGAAGTGGTTGCCGCCGAGATCCTGACCTACCAGGTGGCCGCCACCCTGGTCTTCTACAGCGGCCCGGATATGGCCGTCGTTCAGGCCGCGGCGCTGGCCAAGGCGAAGGCCTACGTGGCCGAGCGCCACACCATGGGCCAGGACGTATCGCGCTCGGGCCTATTCGCCGCCCTGCATCAGAGCGGCGTGCAGAACGTCATCCTGACCAGCCCAGCCACCGACCTCGAGGTCGCCCAGCATCAGGCCGCTTACTGCACCGGCATCACCCTGACCCAGGGCGGCACCGATGAGTAGCGCGCTGCTCCCGCCCAATAGCCTGCCGCTGGAGCGCGCGATCGCCGCCAGCGGCGCCGGCATCGATGCGCTGCCAGTCCCGATCCGCGATCTCTGGAACCCCTGGAAGTGCCCAGCCGCGGTGCTGCCCTGGCTGGCCTGGACGGTTTCGGTCGACGACTGGGACATCAACTGGGGCGAGGACGCCAAGCGCCAGATCATCGCGGACTCTGTCACCGTCCACCGGCACAAGGGCACCCGCGGCGCCGTCCGCCGCGCCCTGACCAACCTGCTCGGCTCCGAGGCCTTCACCCTTATCGAGGGCGCCACCGGTGGCCTCCACGACGCCGGCCGCAGCTACAACGGCGACCGCTTCTATGGCCATGACGAGCACTGGGCCAAGTACAGCGTGTACGTCACCCAGCCCATCAGCGTCGCCCAGGCCGCGCGGATCCGCCAAACCCTCGCCGACGTCTCCCCGGCGCGCTGCGAGCTCATCGCCCTCAACTTCACCGCTGCGCTCAACGATCACAGCGGCACCTTCCGTTACGACGGGACCTTTACCTACGGAGTCGCTTGATGACGAACCTCACCGAAAAAGAGCAGTGGGAGGATGGCATCTACCAGATCGAGAAAGCCGATCCGGTAGTCGGCGGCCCCGATGGGCTCTCCAACCGCCAGGGCCAGCAGCTGGCCAACCGCACTAGGTACCTTAAGGGCTTGGTCGATGCGCTGCTCAACGGAACGAAGAACGCCGCGGTGGCCGTCAAGTTGGCCACTGCACGCGCTATTGGCCTATCCGGTGATGCCAGCGGCTCGGCCAACTTCGACGGCTCGGCCAATGCGTCCATCACCGTGACCCTGGCCAAGACCGGCGTGGCCGCCGGGACCTATGGCGGCGTCACCGTCGACGAGAAAGGCCGCGTAACTGCCGGATCCGTCGTCACGGCAGTCGCCAACGGCGGCACCGGCAATAGCAGCGGCCAGGCGCCCAGCGCGACCAAGCTGGCCACGGCGCGCACCATCAACGGCGTGCCCTTCGACGGCACGGCGAACATCGCCATCACCGACGACAGCAAGGCGCCTCTCAACTCACCGATCTTGACCGGCGATCCGCGCGCTCCCACGCCTGCTGCCGGCGACAACGACACGAGCATCGCCACGACGGCCTTCGTTCAGACCGCGATCGCCGCCCTAGTCAACGGCTCGCCGCAAGCGCTGAACCAGCTCAACGAGCTAGCGGCAGCCCTGGGCAACAACCCTAACTACGCCACCGACATGGCCACGGCGCTAGGGCTCAAGGCCAACAGCGAGTCGCCGACGCTGACCGGCACGCCCAAAGCGCCCCGCCCAGCTGTAGGAACGAACACCGACCAGATCCAGACCGCGGCCGGCGTCTTGGCGCAGCTCGCAGCCTTTGGGCTCGGCACGAAGAACCTAGCCACTCTTGCCGACCTGGACGATAAGACGATCCCGCCAGGCATCTACATGTTCGGCAGCGGCACCAAGGGTACAGCCCCGGACACCTACGGCGTCGTCCTGGTCGCCAGTCAGGCCGCTGGCACCAGTAACAGCAACTGGGCCAACCAGGTGTTCTTCGGCACTCGTGGCAAGGTTTTCTTCCGCAACAGCGTCAACCTAGCCGACTGGAGCACTTGGACCACCCTGTCGATGGCTGAGTCATTGGCCAAGGTGGCTACGGGTGGCCGGTTCGCCGATCTAGCCACCGAAGTTGGCCACTGGATGGCAGGAAAGTCCGCGGCGAATGGCTGGAAAAGCGTCTACCTGCAGAACCAGGAACCTACCGGCAACGTCGTCCTGGAAATGGCCAGCAGTGGCGGCTACATCGTTGCCTCCTATCAAGCGGTCCAAGACGGCGCCGGCGGCTGGGGCGTGCGGTTCTACTACACCCCACCCGGCGACACCGCCAAGGATCGCCGCGTCGGCTGGCTCGGCATCTCTACAGCGGGCGAGGTCCAGCTGGGTGGTGCATCGTTGCCGGCAGGTCGTACCGGGCAGATCCTCACCAGCGAAGGCGACCAAGGCATCAACGGCCTGAAACGCTTCAACGGAGAGGTCCAATCCACCAATGCGAACGCCTGGCGCCAGTGCGGTAGCGATTACGGCACCTTCTGGCGTAACGATGGGACTGCGCTGTACCTACTGCTGACCAACAAAGGCGATGCCTACGGTGCCTGGAACAGCCTACGGCCCTTCGCCGTCAGCCTTTCCACAGGGCGGGTGGCGATGTCCGCCGGCCTGGAAACGCTGACTGTGGCGTCCGGTGACCGTAGCAATAACGCTGCGTCTACCCGCTGGGTCGGCAACGAAGTTGGCGAGCGAGCTGGCACCATCGATTTCTTCGCCATGACCGCGGCGCCTCTGGGTTATCTGAAGGCCAATGGAGCCGCCGTCAGCCGGACGACCTACGCGACGCTCTTCGCTGCGATCGGCACCACCTTCGGCGCCGGCGACGGCTCCACCACATTCAACCTGCCAGACGTCCGCGGCGAATTCATACGCGCCTGGGACGACAGCCGCGGCGTGGATGGGGGACGTGTGCTCGGTAGCAACCAGGCGAGCCAGAACCTCCTGCACAGCCACAGCGCCACCGCCAGCACCGCTGGCGCTCACAGCCACACCACGTCGGTAAAAGCCGACCGTGCCAACGGCGAAGGTAACGCCGTCTTCGGCGATGAGAATTGGTACAGCGACAACGTCGTTCTGCCCTCGTCGGTCGCTGGCGACCACACGCATGCCATCTCCATTGGCAGCTCCGGCGGCAACGAGTCTCGACCCCGCAACGTGGCCCTGCTGGCCTGCATCAAGTACTGAGGAGTCGCACCATGAACGATGCAAACCTACCGCCTTACACGGACCTGCAACTGGACACTCGCGAGATCCAGGATAGCGCCCCTTGGTGGATCAACCAGGTCGCGCCCCAGGCTTTCAACATCGAGCCCGCCACGGGCGAATACCTCGGCGCCTGCCAAGCTGACCCAAGTCCCTTGGAGCCAGGCGTCTGGCTGTTTCCCGCGCACAGCGTCACCGATGCCCCACCGATCGCGGGTCAGGGTCAGGCAGTCGTTCGCGAGAACGGCGCGTGGACCGTCGTCGCCGATCACCGCGGTGCCACGGCCTACCACACGGCCACCGGCGAGCCGCGTACCTGGTTACTGCTGGGAGCGTTGCCAGCGGATTACACCTTGACTGCGCCGGAGTCGGCCTTCGACAAATGGGAGGCTGGCCAGTGGCAGCTGGACGAGACAGCCCAGCTGGCCGCAGCCAAGGACCTAGCCACCCGCAAGCGCGCCCTACTGCTGCAATACGCCAGCACCCAGGTCGCCGCCCTGCAGGATGCCGTGGACCTGGACATTGCCACCGATGCCGAGGCCAAGGCGCTCAAGTCCTGGAAGACCTACCGCGTGCAGCTCAACCGTTTGGACACTATCGGCGCCGTCCCGGCCGAAGGCGACTGGCCCACCAGTCCGGATCCGGCCGCTACGGATAGATACCTATCGGCGAATGGGTAGCCAGTCGTCGCGGCTACGGCCACGGACAGCCAAGCATCGCTGGAGATACGGCAAAGCCCTGGAATATCTTCAGCGATCAACAAGCAAGGAAGCTGACCATGCGGACCGTGGCCCACCACGTTAAGAACTTCAGACGGGAGTTCCGACTCATACCCAGCTTCGTCTGGGGCTCGCGAATCTTCATCCTCTTCGCCTCATCGATGGTGCTTGTCGTCCTGTCGATAGCGCTTTTCCTCTACCACCACGTCTATCTGCAACTTCCGACCTACGCCAATCTCTCCTACTGGACTCTCTTTTGGGAGATCCCGATGCTGCTGGGCCTCGCCCAGATCTTGATAGAGGTCGACCGACGTCGCTTCGCCCGAAATCACCCGGGCAAGAGAATCTTGGGGATCCGGCAGGCCATGTCGGCAACGGATCGTGCAAAGCGGCGAATGATCTCCGAGCACTTCGCTGGACGAGAAGACTTTGTCCAGCTGGCCAAAGAGCTCATCGAACAATGGGAGTGGCGTCAGGCTCTTGAGCGACGCGCCGGTAGCCCGGCAACCCTTCGTACACGCCACTTCTTCAGCCTCCCGAGTGCAGGCAATTTCGCGACGTACTTGGGTGGGCTTCTCGCTGTGATAGCGGCAGTGGTCGTGGCCCTCATCGACAAGGAAACGTTCTATCCTGCGATTCCAACACTCTGGTCGGACTTCTCATCCGCCTACTCGGCATTGTTCCAGATAATCGTGGTACCGATAGCCACGTGCGTCCTACCTGTGGCGTGCATTCTCGATATGGTTACCGGACTAGGGCACAGAGCAGTCGAGCGCGCCAACGACGACTATCTCAGCGATGCCGGGTTTTACCGG